GCGTCTCAACTGCCCGACCGCCCCTAAATGAATCCGATCGAAAGAAAACGTCATGGCCCGAACAGCATCGCAAAGTCCCCCGGCGGCGCCGCGCGGTCTGCGGCTGGTCCAGGGACGCAGCCCTGGGAAGGATTCCGGCGGACGGCCGGTCGAACCGGAAGTCCCGTTTACGCGTGAGCCGCCGGCGAAACCGGACCACCTGGACGACGACGGTTCCTGGCTCTGGGATGAAGTGATCCGGCACATGACCGGCGTCGGTCTGCTAAAACCGCTGGACGCGGCCAGCTTGGAAGCGGTTTGCGAGACTTTCAGCCGCTGGCGGGAAGCGGTCCGCATGCGGAAGTCGGAAGGACTGCTGCACACGAATTCCCAGGGACGGACGGCGGCGCCATGGGTCGGAATCGAGGAGCGCGCCGGCCGGGAATTCCGCGCCTGGTGTGCCGAATACGGCATGACGCCGGCGGCGGAAAAACACCTGGCCAGCGACAATGAGTCCAGCGGCGAAGAAAACCCGTTCGCCTGATTCCGGCGAAGCGTTCGGCCTGCCGCCGGCCGCGACGCTAAAACGGCTGAAAATTTCGCGGGAAGTCGCCTGGTTCCTGGTTTCGCGGGGGATCCCGTTCCCGGAATTCCCGCCGTTCATCAAAACACCGGAACCGCGGACGGTAAAAGGCGCCGCGTTCGACCCGGAACGCGTCGATCACGTCCTGTCGGCGTTCAAAAACCTGCGGCATACCCAAGGGACCCTGGCCGGCCAGCCGCTGATCCCGGACCCCTGGCAAGTCGCCTACATCATCGCCCCCGTTTTTGGCTGGGTCCGGAGGAACGACGCCGGCCGCTGGGTCCGGATCATCCGGAACTTTTACCTGGACGTCCCCCGCAAAAACGGGAAGACGACACTATGCGGCGGTTTCGCGATCTACCTAACCGCAGCCGACGGGGAAAACGGCGCCCAGGTCCTGGCCGCAGCGTCCACTAAGGACCAGGCCCGGTTCGTTTTCGACCCGATCAAGCACCTGGCCGAACGCGCGCCGGCGCTGCGCGGCCATGTAAAGGCCCTGAACGCGCGGATCATCCATCCCCGCACGAACTCTTATTTCGGCGTCGTGTCGTCCGCTGCGGACGCCCAGCACGGCGCGAATATCCATGGCGCGATCATCGACGAACTGCACATTCATAAGAAACCGGATACCGTCGAAGCGATCGAGACGGGAACGGGTTCCCGCGAACAGCCGCTGGTTATCAAGATCACGACGGCCGACGACGGCAAGCCGAACACGATCTACGCGCGGAACCGGCATTACGTCGAACAGCTGGCCAGGGGAATTTTCAAGGACGAAACCAGTTACGGCGTCGTTTTTGCGGTCGAACGGGACGCGGATCCGTTCGCGGAACGGACCTGGAAGCAGTCGAACCCCGGCTACCCGGTAAGCCCGACCCGGGATTTCATGATCGCGGAAGCGAACAAGGCCCGGAATAATCCGGCGCTGCTGGCCGCGTTCAAACGCTTGCATCTGGGGATCCGGACCAAACAGACGACACAGTTTATCGACGTCCGCGAATGGAAGCTGAACGCCGGCCAAACGGTCCGCGAAAGCGACCTGGAAGGCCGGATCGCCTATGGCGGACTGGACCTGGCCAGCGTTTCGGACCTCACGGCCCTATGCTGGCTGTTCCCGTTCGACGACGGTCCCGGTTACGACGCGATCTGGCGGTTTTGGACTCCGGAAGACAACCTGGACGCCCTGGACAAGCGCACGGCCGGCGCCGCGTCGAAACTCTGGGTCCCCCAAGGCTGGCTGTTGACCACGCCCGGGAACGTGACCGATTACGAATTCATCAAAGCCCAGATCCTGTCCGACGCGGACAGTTTCGACGTCCAGTCCGTCGGTTTCGACCGCTGGAACAGTTCGCACCTGGTAAACGAGCTAATGGACGAAGGAATCCCCGTCGTGAAAGTCGGACAGGGATATTTATCGATGTCGCCGGCGCTGAAAGAGGTCCAACGCCTGGTGAAAATGGGCGCCGGCGGCGCCGCCGCGGACCGCCGGCCCCGGCTGCGGCATGGCGGGAACCCCGTCGCGCTCTGGAATGTGGATAACCTGGCCGTCGATATGGACCCGGCCGGCAACGTCAAACCGTCGAAAGCGACGTCCGCGGACAAGATCGACGGCGTTTCCGCGCTATGCGACGCGATGTCCGAAGCCCTGGCGGCGCCCGAAATCAAAAAATCAGCCTACGAACTGCACGGCGTCCGCGCCGTATGACGGCGGAAAGGATCCTAGGTGAATGCCTACCGACTGCAGCTGGGACAACGGGTCCTGGTCAATACCCGGACCGGGGACGCGATCCTGGGGAACGTTTCGGACGTGAACCGCGGCGCCGTCGCCCTGTCCGACGCGTCTCTGATCAGCCGCGACGGCCGCGGACCCCTGGACGGGATCGCGATCATCCCGGCCGATAACGTCGCCTGGATCCAGGTCCAATAATGGGTTACGGGATCCGCGACGGCGACATTATCGCCCTGAACAACGAAAAGGCCGGCGCGCTAACCCTGTCCGTCCCGATCCAGGACTACCGGGGAACGGAACTGGACCCGGAAACGCTCTGGCTGGCCCAGCCCAATATCCGGACCGTCGTCGATTTCGTCACGACGACGATCGCCGGCGTCCCGTTCAACCTGTACGACAGGGACGGGGACAACGGCCGGACCCGGAACTATGTCCATCCCGTCGCGCGCGCGCTGAAAACGCCCGGTCCGAAACAGGGACAGAAACGATGGATCCAGCAGATCATGTTCGACCGGCTGATCTATGACCGCTGGGCGGCGATGATCTACTACCGGGACGACGGCGGGTTCGACCTGTTGCGTCTGCCGGCCGAACGGATCACGTTCATAACGGACAGTCTGGATCGATTCGTCGAAATCGGGATCTGGATCGACGGCGAGCTACGGACCCGGCCCCTGGACGACATTGTTTTCGACGTCGGCGTCGGACCGACCCGCAAAAACCGCAAACCCGGTTTTTCCGCGCTGCGGACGCTCTCGGATCTGGCCCTGGAACTGCAGGGAATGAGCGAATACCGGGCGAACCTGTTCCGGAACTCGGCCATGGTCCCGGCCGTGATCGAACGGCCGGCGGACGCCCCGAAATGGTCCGACGACGGCTGGAAGCGGTTCAAAGCCGAATTCGCCCAGTACCGCGCCGGCGGCGGCAACGCCGGCGGAACCCCGCTGCTCGAAGACGGCATGAAGCTAAAGCCGGTAGACGTTTTCAATCCGAAAGACAGCCAATATATCGAGGTCCGACAGCTGGCCCTGGTCGAAGCGGCCCAGGCTATGCGGATCCCGCCGGAACTGGTCGGCGCGAAAGACGGAACCCATTCGAATATCGTCGCGCTGCGCGAACAGCTGTATGTGGACGTCCTGGGACCGGAATTCGGGTTCCTGGAAGACGCGCTGAACGTCGGTCTGGCCCACGTTATGAAGCCGAACCAGTACATCGAAGCCGATCTGGGCGTGAAGCTGCGCGGATCCCTGGCGGACCGCGCGCGGATTTACCAGACGGCCAGCGGCCGGCCATGGCTGACGACGAACGAAGTCCGCGCCATGGAAAACAAACCGGCCGTCGAAAACGGCGACGAACTGGTGACGCCGCTAAACGTGCTGACCGGCGGACAGGCGTCGCCGGCCGACGGCGGGACGACGGACCCGGAAGACCTGGACGACGACGGACAGGAAAAAATACCGGCCCCAAAAGCGGTCGGCCGCAAAGCGGCCACGCCGAATAAATGGTCCAGGATCGACGCAGCGTCCGAAGCCCTGGCCGCGGACGCCGTTTCCTGGTGGCACGGCTACGCGCGGCGCTGGGCGGACCGCCTGGGCGTCGATCTGGACGAACAGGACGGCAAATCCCGGCGTAAGGCCCTGCCGGCCCTGCCGGACCCGGAAGAAATGATCGACGAAGCGGAAGGACTGGCCACGCTGCTATTGCACGGCCTGAAAGCCGCAGCGGACGCCGGGTCCGATGTCGTCCTAATGGAATTCAACCCGGACGCCGAAAATTTCGATCCCGGGCGTCAAATGGGCTGGCTGGAACGGACATCGACCCGGGAAGCCCTGGCCTACGACGCGCGGACCTATGACGCCATAGCGGACGCCATGCGGGATCCGGCGACCTGGACCGAAGGCGTCCGCCGGGTCCTGTCCAACGATTCGACGATTACCGCCTGGACGGTCGGCCTGGCGACCGAAGCGGCCAGTTTCGGCGAGACGGACGCCGCGAAAGCGTCCGGCCTGAAATCCAAGACCTGGCATACCGGCCGGAACCCGCGCCCGTCGCATAAGGCCCAGAACGGCGTAACCGTCGAAATCGACGACTATTTCCCGAATTTCCAACGTTATCCCGGCGACTGGCAAGGCGGGATCGAGGAAGTCGCTAACTGTAACTGCCGCCTGTCATTCAACCGATAACCGGCCAACAAAGGAAGGAACCCCCAATGCGGACAATGGATTTCAAAGCCGCCGTTCTGGGCGCCGGCGACGGGGACCTGGCCGACGGCGAAATCATCGCCCTGGTATCAGTGTTCGGCAACGTCGATTCGTTCGGCGACGTCGTGATTCCCGGCGCGTTCAGTAAATCCCTGATCGAGTGGGAAACCCGCGGCGACCCGATCCCGTTCATCTGGGCGCACGACTGGACCGACCCGTTTTCCCATATCGGCGTGATCCGCGGCGCGGAAGAAACCGACGCCGGCCTACGGGTCCGCGCGTTCATCAGCCCGGAGGAACGCGACCTGAACGCGAAAGCCGCCCAGGTTTACCGGCTGCTCAAAAACCGGAGAGTAACCCAGTTCAGTTTCGCGTTCGACATCATCGACGGCGCGTTCGCCGAACGCGACGGCCGCGAAGTCTACGAACTACGCGAACTGAAAATCCACGAAATCGGCCCCTGTCTGCTGGGCGTGAACCAGGAAACCGAACTGATCGCCGCGAAAGCGTCGCGACTGTCGTCCCTGGAAGCCGCCGGCGGCGGACGTAAGGCATACCAGAACCTAACCATGGCCCGGGACGCGATCGACGCGATCCTGGCGAAAACGGATCCCGGCGACGGCCAGGAACCCCACACAGACCCCCCGGCGACGCCGGCCGAACAGATCCCCGTCCAGGAACAGGACGGGGATTCGCATTTAAGCGGCCAGGACGACGACGGGGAACGCCGGAATGAACCCGGATCCACTAACCAGGACGAAAAATCCCGGTCCGCCTGTGGAACGGCAGTAAGCCCCGCAACCGCAACCCTGTTAGCCGCCCTGGCTGAACAGGAAGAAACCGAGTAAGGAAGGAAACCCCCTGTCATGACTGACAAGGACCCACGCGCACGCCGGGACGAACTGCTGAAAAAGGCCCGGGACATCGCCGCGAACGCCGAAGCCGCAGCCCGGGATTTTACCGATGAAGAGCGGACCGAAGTCGCCGGATACCTGGACGAAGTGAAGTCCATCAACGCGAATCTCCGGAAGGCCAACGAATCCCGCCGCATGGTCCAGGAAATGGACGAACTGCTGAAAGCGGAGGAAGCCGGCGAACTGAACCGGGAAGTCCTGGAAGGAACCCGGACCGGCCTAAAGGCCCAGCCCGGATCCATCGGCGAACAGTTCATTAAGTCCGACGCATACCAGGGACTGATGTCCCGCGCGGCCGGCGGAAAGTTCAGCGAAAAAGCCCGGATCCAGTCCGACCCGTTCCACGTCACCGGCGGTCTAAAGGCCCTGGTAACGTCCGGCGGCGGCACGACCGACGCCGGCGTCCTGTTCCAGCCGCAACAGCTGGGCGTCGTGCCCTATCCGCAGCTGCAGCCGAAACTCCGGGACATCATTACCACCGGCACGACGACGACGGACCGGATCGAATACGCCCAGGTTCTGAACGAGACGAACGGCGCGACCAACGCAGCGAAGACCGTCCGGGAAGCCACCGGCACGAACGACGGATCCGGCGTCAAGCCCGAATCCGGCCTGGCGTTCCGGAAGGCGTCCGCCGACGTCGTAACCGTCGCTCACTGGATCCCGGCGACTAAGCGTTCCCTGTCGGACGCCGCCCAGGTCCGGACCCTGATCGACGGATTCCTGCGCCGCGGCCTGGATCTGGAAATCGACCGCCTGATCCTGTCCGGCGACGCCGACACGCCCGTCGGCGATGAGGAATGGAACGGGATCCTGAACACGACAGGCGTCCAGGCCCAGGCCTGGGACGCGCGCGGGATCGCCGCGACGATCCGTAAGGGTATCGGCCGCGTCGTGAACATCGGCGGACAGGTAAACGGCGTTCTGGTTTCCCCGGAACTGGACGAAGAACTGGACCTGCTGCAGGACGCGAACGATCGCTATTACGGCCAGGGACCGTTCGGAATCGGACCGGCGACCATCTGGGGACGGCCCCGGATCGTAGTCCCGGCCCTGTCCGGCCGGAATACCTGGATCGCCGGCGATTTCTCCACTTGCGTTCTGTGGGACCGCGAACAGGCAACGCTCACGGCGACGGATTCCCACGCGGATTTCTTTATCCGGAACCTGGTAGCGATCCTGGCCGAAGCGCGTGCCGCGTTCGGCATTTTCAACCCGAATCTGCTTGTGACCGGCACTGAAACCGCCGGCGTCTAATCCCTGGAAGGAATCCTGATCATGGCAACGAATGATGAAGTCCAGGCGGCGGAAGACAGCCGCGACGAAATGGTGATCCGGGACGGCGTTCGTTACCGGCCGAAGGACGCCGCGAAGCTGGACGCCCAGCCGGCCGGCGACGACGCCCAGACCACGGACACCGCGGACGCGGAGAAGAAAACCCGTTCGACATCCGCGAACAAGGCCCGGACCGCCGGCGACGGGGACAAGTAGGAACCGATGGAACCCCCGCTGCTGGCAGAACCGGAAGACCTGGCAACACTGACGAACCTGTCGGCGGCGGACCCGAACCTGGCACTGGCACTTAAGCGCGCCAGTGCCAGGTTCCAGGGTCCCGGCGGGATCGGCTACCCGCTGCACTACCAGGAAAACGACACGATCCGCCTGGACGGAACCGGATCCCGGGTTCTGCTGTTGCCGGCGGCGCCGATCGAGCATCTGACCGTTGCGATCGACGGCCGGCCTGTCTCGGACTGGGCGCTAGCGGCCAGGAACGGCGTCCTGTACCGGGACGGCGGGATCTGGCCGGCCGGCCTGGAAAACATCGAAATCACCTATTCGCACGGCTACCGGAAAATCCCGGAAGACGTCCAGGACGCCGTTCTGGAACACGCCACGACGCTGGCCATGGTCTACGCCCATGTTCAACAGGAAAGCGCCGGCGGAACCCAGGTTTCCTACGGCGCCGCGGCGACCGTCGGGACTACCCAGAAATGGGTCGAAACGGTGAACGCGTACCGGCTACGGGACCGAACATGACCCCGTTACCCCGGTTCGCGAAACAGGAATTTTTCATCACGGAACCAGGGACCCGGACCGTTTACGGCCAGACCGTGAAGGACTGGGACGCCGCGGGACCGCCGCGGCCGGTCTACGGCTGGGCGGAACCGGCCGGCACGGACGAATACAACGTGAACCGGGACGCGGTTCGAACCGGCTGGAACGTCTACCTGGAACCCGGCACGGAACCGCCCACGGCGGACGCAAAAATCCGGCTGCACGACGGCCAGGATTACCACGCGATAGGCGATCCGGCGCCGGTCCCGGCCGCGCCGACTGGCCCTGGCAGAAACCGCCGGACCGATCACATTTTCGTCTATGTCGAACGCTGGAAGGGATAACCCATGGCGAAGCGTATCGGGAAAGTGAAGCTGAACAGCCGCGGGATCCAAGCGATCATGAAGTCCGCCGGCGTGAAAGCGGACCTGGACCGGCGCGCGCGGCGGATCGCTGCAGCGGCCGGCCCGGGCGTCGAAGCCATGCCGGCCGAATCCGGCGCCGAACGCGCGCGCGCGGCCGTCGTCACCACGACCTATCAAGGCCGGCTGAACGAAGCGCGGGACCGGAAGCTAACCCGGGCGATCGACGCGGGACGCGGCTAATGGTCCAGCGGATCGTTTTCCCGTCGGCTACGCAGTTCCTGATCGACTACCTGGCCACCGTCACGACGGCGCCCGTCGTCGGCCTGGGGATCCCCACCGCGAAACGGTTCGTCAAGATCACGCGCGCCGGCGGACTCTCGGACCTGGACCTGGCCGACGTCGCCCAGCTGCTGGTCGAAATCTACGATTCCTGGCCCGACGCCGCCGAACTGTTCGCCCTGGACATCCGGTCCCATATCCGATCCCTGGAAGGCCGAACCGTCCTGGGCGTGAACGTGAAACGCGTCGTCGAATACGGCGGAATAGCGAATCTGCCGGATCCGCGGACGCCGGACCTGGCCAGGTTCACATTCACGATCGCGCTTTATCTGCGCGGAAACCCCACCGAGTAAGGACGGAACGGTTATGCGGATCACTTTCGCGAACAACTACACCACGCCCAACGGCCGGCATTACCTGGCCGGCCATGACTACGACGTGAACGACGACGACGCGCGTTCCCTAATTTTCCGCGGGACGGCGCGCCGCGCCGACGCGGAAGGCGGGGCGGCCACGGCTGCAACCCCGGAACCCCACGAAACCGACACTGATAAGGAGAACTGACCGTGGCTAAGAACTACGACAACATTCACATTTACGGCGACCTGGAATCCGACGTCTGGGTCGGCGACGTCGGCGCCACACTGCCCCAGACCCTGGTCGAACCGGCCGCGCCGGCGTTCGATTCCCTGGGCTGGCTTTCGGAAGAAGGCGTTTCCCTGGCGATCGAAACCAACGTGGAAAAGTTCCGCGGCTGGCAAGGCGGATCCGTGCTGCGGACCAAAGTAACCAGCACTGACAAGTCATTCACCGTCCAGGCCCTGGAAGAAAAGCGGCTGACTACCGGCCTGTATTTCGGACACGGCGATCCCGTCGTGACCGGAACCGGAGATACCGCCGTCGCGCGGCTGGATCTGCCCGAATCCATCGGGACCGTCGCACGGTCGGCCGTCGTCCGGTTCAAAGACGGCGGCGTCGATAAGTTCCTGTGCTGCGAAAAGGTCGAAGTCACGGAGCGCGGCGAACTGACGCATCAAAACACGTCCATGACGATTTACGAATTCACGTTCGAAATCATCGGCGCCGCCTACATCCTGACCAATAACCCGGCCTATCTGCCGGCGGTCTAAGGATCCTGGATCGGCTGGGCTGGGTTTTTCTCGGCGGTTCAACCCAGCCCAGCCACCACAAAAACGAACCGCCGTAAACCGCCATAAAACCGCCCCTGAAAGGAAACCGCCATGCCAGCACCAAAAGCCAACCGGACCGAAATCCCCGCCGGCGCCAAAGTCCCCCAGGACCACCGGCCGGCAAAAGACGACGCCGAAGGCCCCCAGGACTTTACTACCGAATGGGAAGGCCACGAATACAACATCGCCGGCGAATCCCTGGACGACGCGGAACTGTTGGAATATTTCACCGATAACAATTTCGTCGGCGCGCTGCGCGCCATGCTGGGACCGAAACAATGGACCGAATATAAGAGGCGCGCCCGGAACGAACAGGGACGCGTTACGGCGTCCGGCGCGTCCGAATTTCTGGACCACCTGCTGAAAGAAGCAGAACGAAAAAACTCGTAACCCTGGCATATCTGCTGGTCCATTTCCCGGACGCGCTGGAAGCCGACTTGCAGCGTTTTTATCAAGTGGACCTAGCGGATATGTACCGGGGAACCGTAACCGTTCGGAAAATAACCGTCCTGTCTCAGTTCCTGCCGCGCGGCGCGGCGCTCTGGCAAATGATCGGCGGACCGTCGGCGATCACAGACGAAACCGAATCCGCCTGGACCCAGGAACACTACCTGGCCACCCTGCTATGGCAGAACGCCGGCGGGAAAGGCCAGCGGCCGAAACAGCGGCCCATGCCTAAAGGGATCAAGGCCCAGAAGGACGCCGCGCGCCGCGCCGAACAACAGGCCCTGGCCTGGAAGCGGAAACACGCCGGACACAACTAAAGAAGGGAACCGCGCGAATGGCTGCAGGAATGGGCGTCGAACTGGCTACCGCCTATGTTTCGCTGGTCCCGTCCATGCGTGGGACGTCGAAAATCGTCGCGTCCGAACTGGCCACCGCGAACCCCGTCGCCGAATCCGCCGGCCGGCAAATGGGCGAAAAAATGACCGGCGGGTTCCGCGGCGTCGTCGGCAAAATGGGTTCGATCCTGAAAACCGGCGCCCTGGCCGGCGGCGCCGTGATGGGCGCCGCCGGCGCGGTCGGTATCAAAACCGCCGCCCAGATGGAAACCGCGAATATCGCGTTTACCACGATGCTAGGGTCCGCCGATAAGGCGAAATCGTTCCTGGGCGATCTGTCTAAGTTCGCGGCGAAAACACCGTTCGATCTGCCTGGTCTGCAGACGTCGGCCCAGTCCCTGATTTCAATCGGGATCGATTCCAGCAAAGTAATCCCGATCATGACGACGCTGGGTAACGTCACGTCCGGCATGGGAACCGGCGCGGAAGGGATCCAGCGCGCGACCGTCGCGATCCAGCAAATGAACGCCGCCGGCCGTATCAGCGCGGAGGATCTAAACCAGCTGCGCGACGCCGGGATCCCCGTTTTCGACCTGCTAACAGCTGCCACCGGCAAAACGACCGCGGAAATCGCGGAAATGGCCGGTAAAGGCAAGCTAGGCCGGGAAGAAATGGAACAGCTGATGGCCGCGCTAGAGTCCGGCAAGGGACTAGAGCGGTTTAACGGCATGATGGAAGCCCAGTCCCAGTCGATGTCGGGACTCTGGTCCACGCTGCAGGACACGTTTTCCGTCGGCATGGCGGACGCGATCACGCCCCTAATTCCGCTGATCAAAGGCGGACTGGGCGGCGCGATCGCGCTAACCGAATCCCTGATGCCGAAACTGAAATTCGGCCTAACGGAACTGGTCGGCGGGATCCGTTCGTTCGGCGCCGCCTGGGCTGCGAATGACGGCGACGTGACCAGTTCCGGGTTCCCCGGTTTCATGGAACGGACCGCCTACGCGCTGCGGCAAGTCTGGGACGCGATCGGTCCCGAAATGGTCGGCGGGATCCGCGCGTTCGGCGCCGCCTGGGAAGCCAATAACGGGGACGTGACCAGCGACGGATTCCCCGGATTTATGGAACGCGTAGCAAACGCGCTGCGGTCCGTCCAGTCCTGGTTCGGCAAACTGGATTTCTCCAGTTACGAAGGATTTATGTCGTCCCTGGGGACGGCCGGCGGCGAAGTCGGGACCGCGTTCGGGTCCATCGGGGAATCAGTAAAAACCCTGATGCCGGCGTTTAAGGAATTCGGGGACCAGCTGCCGAACCTGGGCGCGGCCCTGCCGGAACTAGCCGCCGGCGGTCTGAAAATGGTTACCGGCGCCCTGGGATTCCTGGCCGATAACGTCGATACGATCATCGCCTGGATGCCGGCCCTGGTCGGCCTGTTCATCGCCTGGCGCGTCGCCATGATGGGCGTCGCTGTAGCCCACGCCGTAGCCGTCCCGCTGCAGGTAGCCGCGAATATAACCCGGTTCGCTGCGGCGCGCGCGGAACTGCAGCTGGCCATAGCTAGCCGCGGAAGCGCGGCGGCGACCGCCCAGGCGACCGCAGCCGAAAAAGTCGGCCTGATCACACGGCTGCGGAACACCGCGGCGACCGTCGCTAGCCGCGTCGCCGCGCTGGCGTCCGCCGCCGCCATGCGGGTTATGGCCGGCGCCCAACGCGTCCTGAACCTGGTCATGAAAGCGAACCCGATCGGGATCGTCGTCACGGCCCTTATGGCTCTAGTCGCCGGCGCGGTCTGGGCGTATCACAATATCGGCTGGTTTAAGGACGGCGTAAACGCCGCCTGGGCTGGGATCCAAGCCGCAGCCGGCGCCGTCGGCCGCTGGTTCACGGAGTGGCTATGGCCGAAAATCGATTTCGCGATAAAAATGGTCGGCGCCGTTTTCCGTTTTCTCTGGACTAAAGCGGTCGAAATCTGGTCCGGGATCGTCAAATCCATTACGGATAAAATCAATTTCATTCGCGCCTGGATAACCCGGATCGTGACCATAATTCAGGTTTACTGGGCGCTGGCCTGGGGACTGATCCGCGCTAAAGCGAAGGAAATCTGGACCGGAATAACGACGACAATTTCCGGCGCGATCGATTGGGTCCGTACCTGGATCGAAACAAAGATCGGAAATATCCGGCGGAACTGGGAACTGGTCTGGGGATTTATCCGCGATAAGGCGACCGAAATCTGGACGGGAATAAAAACGTCCATAGCGAATGTATGGAATCTCGGCATAAAGCCAATCTGGGATACCATAATGCGCGTAATAAAAGAAGACGTCCCGAACGCGTTCCGTAAAGGCGTAGATTTCATAAAGGAAATCTGGAATGGCATAAAATCGATCGCCAAAAAACCGATTTCGTTCATTATAAATACGGTTCTGAACGACGGTCTGATCGGCGCCTATAACAAAGTTGCGGATTTCCTGAAAATAGGGAAAATCGACCCGATCAAGATTCCCGGGTTCGCGCGCGGCGGCATTCTCGACGGATACGAATCCCGGAAGCGCGACACCGTTCTAACGCCCATGCGTCCGGGCGAAGGTGTCCTGGTCCCGGAAGTAGTCCGCGGGATCGGCGCCGCGACGGTCCACGCGCTGAACGCTGCAGGGAACCGCGGCGGCGTCGCTGCGGTTCGCGCCATGATGCACCCCGGCCGCGCTAAAGGCGGACTGATCCATCCGGTCCCGTCCGGCATTATTTCCAGCGGCTACCGGACCGCAGCGCGGCCCGATCACGACGGTATCGACTACGCGGCGCCCACCGGGACCCCGATCCGCGCCGCCGCGGCCGGGTCCGTCCTGGCCGCTGGCTGGGGATCCGGCGGCGCTGGAAACATGGTCCAGCTGCAGCATATGGGCGGACTCACGACGCTTTATTACCATATGTCCCGGGTCCTGGCCCGGATCGGCCAGGCGGTAACCGCCGGATCCACGATCGGCGCCGTCGGTTCGACAGGTAATTCGACCGGCCCCCACCTGCACTTTACGACTCGGATCAACGGCCGGGACGTGAACCCCGCCGGCCTGTTGTCCGGCAAAGTCCAGCCCGACGGCGGCGGCGGCGGCTGGGGATTCCTGAACCCGTTCGACGCCCTGCTGAAATGGGCGAAGGACCAGTTTTCGAAGGCGTTCCCGGAAGCCGGGAAATTCGTCGATATGGCGATCGGCGCCGGATCCAAGCTGATCGAAGGCGGCATGGATTGGGCGAAAAACGCCCTGGCCGGCGCCCTGGATTTCCTGAACCCGTTCAACAAGCCGAACCGCAAAGCCAAGACCGCCGGCCCGTTGCCGCCGCAGCCCGGGGAATCGCCCTGGCTGTTCGGATTCCATGATCACGTCCGGAAAGCCGGCGCCGCCCGTTACACGCCGCTAAACGACGGGACCGAACCCTGGGACGTTCCCGGCGCCGCTGCGGCCTGGGACGACAAATCCGCGATCGACGTCGCCGCCGGTCGCGGAGCGTACCAGGGTTACGTCCGCCGCGGACCGATCGGACGGTTCACGTTCGGCCCGTCCACACTGGCCCATGCCTACGAAGGCGCGATCGGTTTTAACCCGGCGAACATGGCCCATAGTCCGGCGTATCTGCGCGCCACGGCGATGCACGAAATCGGCCACACTCTGGGACTGCCCCACACTAGCCGGCCGTCCATTATGCAGCCGTCCATTCAGAACCATATGCAGCCGACGGCGTTCGACATCCAGAACCTGAACCGGCTATATCCCGGCATGGCGCGCGGCGGCGTCGTCCCGCAGCTGTTCGATTCCGGCGGCTGGCTGGAATCCCGGGCGGAACCGCAGCTGGTAGCGAACCACACCGGCCGGCGCGAACGGATCCTGGACCCCCAGGAATCCGACGTCTGGGAATCGCTGGAATCCGGGGAACTCGGCCGCGGGGACACATTCAACCTGTACGGCGTCCCGATGGACCAAACCCAGGAAGTAGTCCACTCGATCATGTTCGAAAAAAAGCGTCGTCGCCGCGGCGGCGTCCACAACGGACAGTAGGGAAACGGTATGGCGAACGGGGATCTGTTTATCGGCGGCTACACCATCGGCCCGGACCAGGCTGTTTTCGCCCAGGACGTAGACCCGGGATACCCGGAAATCCGGGTCCAGGACAAAGAAGCGTCGAACGGCGATCACCGGTTTTTCGGCCGGGACTATCTGACGCCGCCTATCTGGTCCATGACTCTAGTTGTCAACCAGGACACGCCGGAAAACGGTCTGGCCGTCCTGTCCCAGCTGGCCGGGATCTGGCGGGACAAAACGGTCCGCCTGGTCCCGAATGCGGAAACGACGCTGGGATACGAAATCGCCGGCCGGCAACGCATGGTTTACGGCCGGCCCCGGAAATTCGCCTATAACCCCTCCGGGTTCGACGACGGCGTTACGACGGCGACCGCAGAATTCGCGACGTCGGATCCGCTGTTCTACGCGATGGAACAACAGTCCCGGCGCGTGACCCTGGTCCCGGCGATTACCGGCGGTTTCCTGGTCCCGTTCGACGTCCCGATCTACACGGAAACGACGGCCGAAATCCAGGGAACGATCCAGGACGTCGGCGGCGACGAACCGACCCCGTTCGAACTGCTGATCCATGGCCCCGTCCGGAACCCCTACGCCTACGGCAACGGCTGGGAAATCCGCCTGTCGTCGGTCCTGGGACCGAACGAATGGGTAACCGTCAACACTCGCACCATGACGGCCCTACGAAACGACGGCGTTTCCCTGGCCGGCTATTTGTCCCGCGGAACGCGCCTGGCGGACGCGCGGCTAACCCCTGGTCCCGACCGTTTCGTTTTCGGCGGGATCGACAACACCGGAACCGCGTATGCCGAACTTTACTGGCATGCCGCATTCAACGGATTTTAGGAGGGAAAACTATGGCTGGCGAAGGCGTTCCATGGATGATCAACGGCGCGCGGCATCCCGGCGAAGTCGGCCGGCGTATGGCCTGGGCGGCGACTAAGGGCGAACGCGGCGTGATCCAGCCGACGGACTGCAAAGTCCGCGCCCTGGTGACCCCCGGCGCGTTCGTCGTCGTCAATCCCGGCGGGATCGCGATCCGGAACACCTATCCCGGCGGATCCGGACAGTCTTACCTAATCCATATCGGGACGACGATAAACGTCCCGATCGCGGCGACCGGAGGGTCCGCGCGAACCGATTATGTGATCGCCCGGATTTCCGATCCGCAGTATGCCGGCGCGATCCCGGCGGACCCTGAAAACGGTCCTTACTGGTGGATCGAAACCGTCCCGTCGATCACCGGACTGACCTACCCGTTCGAACTGCTGGCGTCGGTTACGATCCCGGCGAACACGGCGACGATCACCGGCGCCATGATCACGGACCGCCGGCGTATCGCCATGGCCAGGACCGATTTCACGGACCTGGATCACCCCGTCGTCGCCGCGGACGCCCAGACCCTGACGGCGACGTCGGACTATCCGGCCGGCGGGACCACCTGGCCGTTATCGGCCGAACGCGACTGGCAGACCGTAGACATTCCGGACTGGGCGGTCTACGCGAAAATCCGGCTGGACTGGTCCGGAGTGAAATCCCCGCCCGGGAACGCCTGGGGATGGGTCTGGGTCCAGCTGGCGCCGACCGTGAACCCGGACAACAGGAAAACCCAGGGAACGTTCTATGACACGACGGGGAACACGACGACGGCGCGAATCCATCTCATGGCCGCAGACACGATCTACATCCCGCCGGCGCTGCGCGGAACCGCCCAGAAGATTTACCCGCGCGGGAACGTGAACAGCGGATCCCAGTCGGCCGGCCGGCTACATATCGACGGCGGGACGACGCTGGACCTGTCCATTAAGTGGCTGGAAATGCCCGACTGATGTCTACCGGCTGGCACTACATAGCGACCCGGATCCACGGCGACGGGACCGAAACGCCCCTGGATTTCGACGTCCCGATCAGCGGCGCCGAAATCACGATCGAACTGTCCGGTCCCGGCGGCGTGACCGGCACGATCGCCCCGGAAATCCTGGCCCTGAAAGACGACGACGGCCGGCCGATCCTCACCCCCTGGAATACGGCGATCTATGCGGAACTGGACGGCGTAATCCGCGGCGGCGGGATCCTGGTCGAACCGGAGGAACACGGCCCGGACCTGATCATCGACGCGATGGGTTTTTCGGCCTACCCGTCCGGACAATGCCACGTAGGCCAGTATTCGAAAATCGGGATCGACCCGCTGGACGCGGCGCGGCATATCTGGGAACACCTGCAATCCCAGCCGGCCGGGAACCTGGGACTGGTCCTGGACGACACGATTTCCCCGGTCCGGGTCGGCATTCCGGAGGATCCGAAACTGACGTCCGCCAGGACCGCCGAACACAAGGCCCGGACCGCCTACGAAGCGGACAAGGCCGACCGCCTGAAACTGGACAACGCCGTTAAGGCTGCGGAAATCGACGTCCTGAACGCGGAAAAATCCATCTTCAAAGCGGCCGGCGTCACCTGGGCGGACGACAGCCGGATCATCGAACAGTCCACGGCGCCCAGCGGCGGATCCGCGGATCCGAACAATATCTGGATCGATAAGGACGACGGGAAGGTCTACAAATACAGCGGCGGGAAATGGGTCGAACTGTCGAAATCCGCGTCCGCGCTGGTGAAGGACCGGCGGACGATCTGGACCCGGACCCAAGCGACCCTGGCCGACCTGAAAAAAGACCGCGACGCGGCGAAAGCCGTCGAAACGAAATCAAAGGACACCTGGGACGCAGCCGCGGCACGGCTACGCGACGAAGCCGGCGGCGCCGCCCAGCCCTACGTCCTGGCCGCATGGCTGAACCAGGACCTGGGCGAACAGTTCGACGAACTGGCCAAGACCACGCCGTTCGAATACCTGGTCGAACACTACTGGGACCGGGACCCGGAACTGGCCGTAATCCATCACGAAATGCGGCTGGGATACCCGCGCCTGGGACGGCGCCGGCACGATCTGCGGTTCGTCGTCGGCGAAAACGTCCTGATCCCGCCGCCTGTCACCTGGGACGGGTCGGAATACGCGTCCGAAATCCTGGTGATCGGCGCCGGCGAGGGACGGACGACGGTAATCGGCCACGTTCACGCGCCGAAACCTACCGGCCGGCTGCGGCGCGTGAAAGCGGTCGAAGCCAAACACCTACCAAGCAAAGGCGCCGCGGAACGCTACGGCGCCGCGGAGGTCCGCCGGTCCAGCGGCGAACCCGGATTCGGCGAAGAAATCGTCGTCCGCGATTCCGCCAGCGCGCGGATCGGATCCTACCGTCCCGGCGACGAAATCCTGATCCAGAACACCGATGGATGGTCCGCCGGCCGCGACATCTGGGTCCGGATCCTGGCGGTCCGGCATAACCCCGAATCCGGCGAAACGAACCTGAACGTCACTAGAGCCGAAAAGGTGGAATGACCCATGGCCACCCCCAGGAAGCCCCAGACATCACGCGCGACCCGGGACCTGGCCGACGAACTAAACCGCCTGGACCAGCGCGTCCGGAACCTGGCGAAACCCCAGCTGGCGCATTCGGCGATCGAAGGCGGCGCGATCGAAGGTTACGACCCGATCACCGGGAACCTAACGTCGATCATCGGGGAACAGTTCGACGGGTCCCACGGCGCCTATCCGGTAACAGGCCCGGTCCCGGCGGCGCCGGCCGCGTTCCTGGTGATCCCCGGCCTGGAATCCCTAACGGTCCGCTGGGACGGCGTATTCGGGAACGTCTACGGGGATCCGGACATCACGATCACGCCGACCATGGATCACGCCCGGGTCGAAATCCATGTGTCCGAAGACCCGGCGTTCGAACCGATCACCGCGGACACGCTCAAAGGCACGATCGAAAGTCCGCGCGGCGGCGAACTGGTGATCCAGCCGCTGGAAGCGAAAACGGCCGACGGCCAGCCGCGGACCTATTACGTCCGCCTGGTTACGCGGACCCTGGCCGGGAAATCCAGTCCGCCGTCCCCTGTTGCATCCGGGACACCGTTCGCCCCGTCCCAAATCGTCCTGGACGAAATCGACGCCGCCCAGACAGTGATCCGCAACGCCGGCGACATCATGGTCGGCGAGGGCGAGGGGACCGCACTGGGCGAACAGCTGGAAATGACGTCCCAGGACATCCAGGGACTGACCGGCCGGCTGGATAACGAAATCCTGCCGGCGATCGATGAAGCCGCGGCCAGCCCGATAACTGATTCCCGGCTGCAAGCCGGATCCCTGTCGGTCTGGCCGTTCACGCCGGACGCGATCCCGCCGGGAACCATCGGCGGAACTGAACTGGCCGATTTCTCAATCCTCGTTACCAAGCTCAACACCAACCGTCACCACCTCTACTAAGGGAAGGCAATTCCGCTATGTCCGTTGCACGCAAAAACAAAAAACTGGAAAAAGCGATCGCCGGCGTCGTCGAAGGCGTGATTCACGAAAAATTCGGACATTTCCTGGAAGACCTCACGTTCCGGATCGATCAAGCCTATGACGTGATGAACCGCGGCGCGTCCCGCGACGGGAAGGTCTACGCGGAAGACCTTAACCTGTTGGACCGCGCCCAGCTGACCGGCTACACGGTTTCCAACAATTCGCCGACAGCCGGATCCGTCGCCTGGACCGACGTTAACGTCGTCTACGCCGGCCAGAAATACACGCTGACCAACGGTTCGACGTCAAACAAATATCTGTACTGGTCCCCAACGACGACGCCAACGGTCATGCTCACGTCGAACACGAAACCCGTCCTGGCCCCGGGCGAAGTCCTGCTGTTCATGAATAATTCCGGGATCCATGCCGTGATGCTTTCGGACACTAACGCATCACTGCCGCAGATCGTCGCGAACAACGGCGTAGACCGCGGCGCGATCCTGGCGAACGCCGTCGGCACGGCGGAAATCGAAAACGGCGCCGTCACGTCTTCCATCCTGGCCGGCGGCGCCGTCGTCGCCGGGAAAGTCGCCGCCGGCGCGATCAACGCCCAGGACCAGATCGCGTCCGGCATGGTTTCGTCAACGGCCCTGGCGTCCGGCGCCGTCGTCGCCGGCAAGATCGCGACCGGAGCGATCAACGCCGCCGGCCAGATCGCGTCCGGCATCATCACCGGCGACCGCCTGGTGAACGGGACCGTCTCATCCACGCAGCTAGGAACCGGCGCCGTAACGGCCGGCAAAGTCGCGACCGGCGGCATTAGTGCATCGACCCAGTTCGCGGTCGATGTCGTCGATACCGCAGCGATCAAAGGCGGCGCCGTCACGTCAACGCAGCTGGGAACGAACGCCGTAACCGCCGGGAAGATCGCGACCGGCGCGATCAACGCGTCCGGCCTGTTTACCGCGAACGTCGTCGATACCGCAGCGATCAAAGGCGGCGCCGTGACAAGTACGGAACTGGGAGCGTCCGCCGTCACTGCCGGGAAGATCGCCGCCGGCGCGATCAATTCGTCCGGTCTGCTAACGGCTGGCGTCGTCGAAGGACCCGCGATCGCAGTCGGCGCCGTAGACGCCCAGCGGCTGAACGTCCTAAAGCATTTCCTGTTCTAAGGGATCGGCGCCATGACCCAAATCCTAACCAGTAATTCGCCGGCGCCCGGGTCCATATCCTGGCGCGAATTTACCCACACATTCGACGGGACTCCGACCACGTTCCCGGCCGGATCGACGTCGAAAAAACTGGTCTACCGGCGCGGGACGGCGACGACGCTTTCGATGTCGGACGCGTTGCCCGGGGACTGGAAAGACGACGACGTTCTGTTTTTCGCGAACCGGGACGGGTTCGCGATCAACGCGACCAGCGCGACCGGACTATTCGGCGACCTGATCGTTCCCGGGACGATCATTTCCCAGAACCTGGCGACCGGCGCCGTAAAAGCGACTCATATCGACGCGGACGCCATAACAGCCGACGCGATCGGCGCCGGCGTGATCATCGGCGAACACATATCCGCCGGCGCGATTTCCACGTCGAAACTGTCCGTCGGAACTGTCTCGGATAACTTAGTCGCGAACGGTTCGTTCGAAGACGTAACGGATTCCTGGCCGGACTGCTGGGGATGGACCGTCCAGACGAACGGGTCGATCCAGCCTGTTACCGGAACCGGCGTAACCGCGTCCGGCGCCGTCGCTATGCGGTTTACGGCGACCACGACAGGCGCAAATCTACGCATGCGGCAAACCCCGGACAAATACATCCCGGTTACGAACATCGCGAATAAACGCTGGTGGTTCAGCGTCCGCGCCGGCGCCGGAGCGACGACGACGGCCGGGTTCTATTTCCGGGTTTTGTGGATGGACGCGAATAAAGTCCAGCTGACCACCGGGACCACACAGAACGACGTCGCCGGGAACATCGGCCTGTCCACTGCCTACACGGAGCGAAACGCCCAGTTCACGCCGCCGGCCGGCGCGCGCTATGCATGCATCGAACTGCTGCTGGTGAACCCGAATGTCGCGACGTCGATTTACGTGGATGAAGTAGTCGCGACCGAAGTCACGATGGGAACCCAGATCCAGGACCTGGGGATCACTACCGGCAAACTGGCCGCGGGAGCGGTGACTACGGACCGCCTGGCGGCGAAAGCGATCACTGTCGATAAATTGGCGGTCGGCGATTTCACGAACTATTCGACCGGCGGCGTTTTCGACGGCGCGGACGATCTGGCGAACTGGACGATTTCCGGAACCGGGATTTCGATCGTCACGACGGGACAGATCCAGGGGATCGGATGTCTGCAGTTCGCGGCCGGGACCGGCGTCCGGTCGGTAACGCTGAAACAGCCGAAAAACGTCCAGGAAGGCGACCAGTTCTATATCGATTTTTTCTTCAAATCGACGGCGGACTGGAACGGGACCGGGAGCAATTCGAAACTAAGGATCGGCGACCAAACCGGCGCGCTAAAATCCGCGCCCACGTTCGGAACCGCGACCACCACCTGGCGGCATATCAGCGCGGATTTCACCGTCCCGGCCGGTATGTCCGAAATGCAGATCCAGGTCCTGGCCGACCATACCGTCGGGACCGCCTGGATCGACAGTGTGATCATTCGCCGAAAACTGCAGGGCGAACTCATAGTGGACGGCGCGATCACGGCGAACAAGATCACCGCGAGCGAAGAACTCTGGGCGAAAGTGATCGGCGCCCACCGGATCAACGCCGCCGAAATCGACGCGCCCAGCATCACGTCCGCTGTTATCACGTCGGACGTTTTCGTCGGTAAGTCGTTCACCGGCGGAACGTTCACTGGCGCACTGTTCCAGTCGCACACAGACCCGGCGCTGGGAACGAAGCTGGACCCGGCCGGGTTCCGCGCCTACGATTCCCGCGCCCAGATCCAGGACGTTTCCGGCGCGACGGTAACAAACCCGCGCTACAAACAGAAGACGTTCGAAGTCGCCGCGGATTCCGGGAACGTCTCAATGGTCGGAGAGCTGGCGGCGACATCGACCCGCTATTTCGTGAACGGCGGGACGACGACAACCCTGGGCGACATTACGACGCGGATCGGCCCGGACGCGATAACGAACGTGATCGGACAGTTCCAGTTGATGGGCGTTCCGGGGATGTCCTGGTCGAACTACGACGGGAAACTGGCGCGCGCCGCGATCGGCGGCGACGGCCAGGGGAACCTGTTCCTAACGTCCGGCGGCGTCGTGAACGACGAACGGAAAATATTCCGGCTGGCCCCGCATGGGTTCGAATTTTATGGTCCCGTCGAAATGACATCCGGTATGAACCTAAGCGGCGGACATCTTGATCTGATGGGCGGCGGATATATCTACGTCCGCGGCGGAAAAATGGTCTTCACTGAAGAACATTCCGGCGCCCCGGGATCGAACTGGATCCAGTCGGGTTTCCCGATCCGGTTTAGCGGCGTTAATTCAACCGTCCTGCAAAGCATCTACGCGGCAAACATCTATTCGAACGGGAACGTCCACCTGTTGACGGACTCCGGTATGGCGCGCCTGGTCGGAAACAACAGCGGCGGGAATAACTGGATCTCGTTGCTGCGCGACGATCAGACCGGCGGACTGGCTGGGCTGCGCCGCTACTCCGGAAACAACGGGACAGGCTTTAACGCCATGCCCGTTTATGACCTCACAACTGCCAGCGCGGCGAACGTGAACATTTCGTCCGGCGGCTGGCTGCAGCGTTCGACGTCGGCGCGGAAATACAAACAGGACATCCAGGCAGTCGATCCGGCCGTCTACGAAAATAACCTGCTGTCCCTGCAGCCGAAATCCTGGATCGACAAAGGCGAAGCCGCGGCCGTCGCCGAATACGAACGCCGGATCGCGGCCGGCGAACCAGTCACGGATCCGGAAACCGGCGAACCCCTCACGGCGCGGCCGTTCGAACTGCAACGGTATTACGGCTACATAGCCGAAGACGTCCTGGCCGCGGGAAAGCTGGGCTGGGCTGTTACCCGGCATGACCAGACCGGCGAGGTCGAAGGGCTGGCCTATGACCGGCTGGCCGCGGCCGTGATCCCGATCGTCGCGAAATACCGGACCCGGCTAACAAACCTGGAAACCCAGGCGAACCAGCGCGTTTCCGCCCTGGAAACGAAAGTCGCGTCCCTGGAAAGCAAAGTCGCCACGCTCCAAAGCCAAGGCCAGAACCTGGCCGCGCGCGTAACCGCGCTAGAGAACGCCTAGGGAAAACCGCCCCCTGGGGAACCCCCGAAGAAAGGAAACCGCCCACCATGGATTCGACACAAGCCGAACGCATCCTGAACCGACAGATCCACCAAATCGCCCAGCTGCAATTCCAGAACACCGTCCTGCAAGACGAACTGGAACAGGCCCATGAAGAAATCGCCCAGCTGCGCCGCAGCGAACAGGAGCAGAACGCCGAACCTGTCCCGGAACCGGCGGGAACATGAGAATAACCTGTCTGGACGACGCGCGGAGAAGAGTCACGGCCGGCCGGGTTATCGCCCTGTCGGCCGCGGCCGTCTACTGCCTGTTACGCGTTTTCATGCTGATGTCCGGGAACCTAACCCCGGCCGGGAAGATCATCACCGCGGACGGCGCCCTGACCTGGCCCTGGGCTGCAGCCTGGCTAACCGCGGCCGGCTGGTGTGTCTGGGACATCATCCAGCACCGGACCCGACACGGCCTGGCGTTTACTGTCGCGCTGGCCATGACCTGGGGAACCGGGAACGTCGGCGTCTGGGCGATGGACGGATTCACCGGGACGGGCTGGGCGTCCGCCCTGGGTTACTACGCGCCGGCGCTAATCGTGTTCGGCCTAATGCTCAAAATCGGCGCGCTCTATGACCTGCTGGAAGACGTTAGCAATCATCTACGCGCCCAACAGGGGACCCCCGATGAATGAAATCCTGGCCGCTATTGTCCGCGTGAACCAATCCGTCCTGGCGGAACCGACGACATACCTGTTCCCGGTCATGGCCGCGCTGATTAGCGCGTTCGTAGCTGTCATTACGACGCGGATCCAGTTCCGCGGGAAACCCGAAAACAGTCTGATCGACCAGCTGCAGGAAGAACTAAAGGACGTCCGGAAACGGATCTACCGCCTGGAATCCAGGGACCGCGTTTATCTGCCCCACATTCTGAGACTGAACCAGATCATCGAACGAATGGGCGGCACGGCCCCGGATCTGCCGGGACCGCTCCAAAACTACCTGGACGAACCGGACAAGGAATAAGGAAGGGATACAGCCATGGCGAAAGTTCCAGGCATAGCCCCGGATCCGCAGCCGGCCGAACCGCCGGCGCCCCATGATCACTATCTGCCCGATGAAGTCTGGGGACAGGTACTGAGAGACGCGAAGCGGATCCGCGCCGAAGCTGACGAAAGCGAGACTGACTAATGGTTTCGCCGATCATCGAAATGACGAACACCACGAAAAATAACGGAATGTCCGGCCTGGAAACCCAGCTGCTGGTCCAGCATTCGGCCGAATGCCCGTTACGCGGCGGGTTCGCCCAGTCCCTAACCGGCGCCTGTAACGCCGACCCGTCCTGGGGCGCGTCCTGGCATGTTTTCGTCGATCCGATCGCCCGGGTCCGAATGGTTCCCTGGTATCTGGCCGCGTGGCATGCCGGCTACGCGAACCCGTTTTCGATCGGGATCGAAATCGCCGGCTATGCCAGGTTTAGCCGCGCCGAATGGACGACGCCGGAAGGCCGAAAGCAACTGGAAAACCTGGCCGTCGAATGGGCGTTCTGGGCGGACCATGAAGACATCCCGTCGCGCTGGCTGACGACGGCCGAAGTCCGCGCCGTCCTGAACGGGAACCGGACCATCAAGGGGTTCTGTACCCATGCACAGATCGACCCAAACAGCCGGACCGACCCGGGACCGAATTTTCCTTATGACGATCTGATGAACCGGATCCGCCAGATCCGCGGCGGCGTGAAACCGGCCGCAGAAACGAAGCCGGCCCCCGTTCCGGCGAAACCGAAAGACCCGTTCGAAGAACTGATGGGACAGATCATGACCTGGTATGAATCGAAAGCCGATTTCGAAGACGCGCTGCGGACCCTGCCCTGGACATTCCGGGGACAGAAACCCGGCGGCAAAAAGGGCGAGAAGGATCCGCGCGACGCCTATTCCTATCTGCGGAACATGCCCTATCTGGTCTGGGCGTGGAAGCTGGGAAGCCGCTGGAAGGCGTCCGCCGGCCAGCTATACCAGGCGGCGTCGTACCTGGTAGTAAACAACGCCCATAGTCACGAGAACCGGGAAACGCTGCGGAAAGTCGTTTTGCTGCTGGGACAGATCGCGGCCGACCGGAACGCAACCGGGGACCAGATCCGCGACCAGATCCGCGCGGCGTTCGACCGCCTGGACCTGTCCATTACCGCGACTGTTTCCGAACAGGACGGCGCAGCCGGCCAGCCGACGGCCGACGCGAAACCGAAGGAAGGATGACCCATGGCAACCCACGCGGCAACACAAACCCGTTACCCCTGGCGCGCGGTTCTGCGGACCGTCGTCGAAGCGATCATCGCCCTGGCCGCTGCAGCGCCGCTGCTCTACACGGCAGTAACCGATAGTTCCGGCGAAGCGGCGACCGGCGCCGGCGCCGTGTTCCTGGCCGTAGCTGCAGCGATTACGCGCGTTATCAATTTGCCGGCGGTCGATTCTTTTATCCGGCGATTCCTGCCCTGGCTGGCCCCGGATCCCGCGCGCGGAATTGCGTCCGGGAATACCATTCCCGACGGTCCGATCGAGTAAGTCCCGGGACATTAGAAAACGGTTCCTGCCGGCCCCACGGACGGCAGGAACCGTTCCCATTTTTGTCCCGCCGCCGGTTTCGCGAATTCATCGCACTTGGGGGAAATGGGATCAACCTGGAAGGCCGGCGGCGGAACAGGTATGACCCTAGCCAAGCTTGCTTGGTTTCTCAAAATCGGCGGCGTCGCCGGCGCGTCACCGAACGTTGCCGGCTGGCCCTACCTATACCCGGTAAGCGTATCCCTGCGGGTCCCGTTTTCGGCCGTTTTTGATGGCTTATCCGATGGCTTATGAATGCAAAACCCCATGAAAATGGGTGAATCTGGGTGAACGAAAAACCTCTAGAATTCGCGGATTTCGAAGCCCCATAAACGCCCATGAAACCCCGTCCGTATCACTCATAATCCTTTGGTCCAGGGTTCAAGTCCCTGTCGCCCTACTGTAAATCCCCTAGTCAGACCCGGTTTTTCCGGAATCTGGCTAGGGGATTTTTTCGTTCTGGTGGCTTATCTGGTGGCTTATGGCCGAAAAGTCCAACAGCCTGTTGGACAAACGAAGACCCGCGGCCCCCACAAGGGAACCGCGGGTCCTGTCGCGTTTAAGAGAGTATGGACAGTTTCGCCAGGGTCCCGGCGTCCGCCGCGTATGGCGCCACCGTGGCACAAATCGCCCCCAGCGGCCGATCGCCGGGTCCCAGGGTGGGAAGTACCAGGAACGTTTTCCAGGCCGGCGGAGCGGCCCCCAGGCCGGCGTCCATACCGGCGTCCGCAGCCTGGCCCCCATACGGCCCGGACGACGCCTGGCGGTCCAGGATGTCGGCGACCGTTTCGGCCATGAGTTGATAGACCGCCGCGCGGCGCGCCCATTTGTCCCGTTCGGCGCCGGCATTCTGCGCCTGTTCCTGCAGCATTTCCAGTTCCCGACGCAGCCCCCCGATTACGTCGTCTATGTTCGGTTTCGTCATAGTGACGACACCCCCTGTTGAATCAGCCCTGATCTGAGATGGAACCTTTAACATAAGCCGCCTTAGCGATACCAGAAAAGGGTTACTAGCCGGTAATAAGTAACCTGATCAGCCAAGACACAAAAGGACCCGCCGCTATTGACTAACGGCGGATCCAAGCTAGGAAATGTGTAAGGATGGGTTCTGGGGATGATTGGGGACAGGAACGGCGCCGGATCTGGGGAGAACCGGCGCCGCTACTGTTTATCCCCCCGCCGCTACGGGTTCGGCCGGTAAACCGATTCGACCGCTTCCAACGTCGCGCCGCAGGTCTGCGCGGACGTCCCGCCGACCAGCTGCAGGAACAGTGTCGTCCCGGCCGGGACGTCCAGGACTTCCCATTCCAAGCCGTCATAGCGGCTGGGACGCTGCGGATCCCGCCGCAAACGGACGTAATCGCCCCGCCTGATATCTGCAGTAGTGTTCATGATTCTGTCCTCTCAGATCGCCGTTTCTAGCTGCTGCGGCGGCGGCGGAACTGGTCGAACGACACGACGTTCGTTTCCGGTTCCGGCTGCGGTTCCGGCGCCGGCTGCGGCGCCCAGAACGCCGTATGCATCGCGTCCGCGGCGCCGCGTTTCATTTCGTCGATTACATGCTGGTATCGCTTCAACATCGACGACTGGGACCAGCCCAGAATGTCCATGACGACGCGGCCGTCCACGCCCATCAACAGTAGGACCGTAGCCGCCGTATGCCGCTGATCGTGAACGCGGACTTCCGCGACGCCGGCGTCGGCTAGGAAAGCTTTCCACGCGTCCCAGTCGCGCTTACTGTCGATCGGATCCTGATTCGCGTTTCGGAAAACCAGATCGACGGGTTCCCCGTTCCCGCTGATCCACGGTTCCCGGTCCCGGCCGGCCGCGGCAAGTTCCGCGTCCTGTTCTGCACGGTGCTGTTTGAGCGCATCGACCAGAAATCCGGGGAGCGCGACGACGCGATCGCCGGCGTCCGATTTCGGCGTCCCGATCCATAGACCGCCGATCCGCTGCGGACAGTGTGACGCGTGGCCCTTACAGTCCGGCGGACAGGGATTCGGACACGCGTTCCAGTGATCGGCCTTGCGCGGTTTCCGGTCCGTCCTGAACACGCGCGGTTTTTCGTCCTGCCGGCGCTGTTTGCGCTGGCATCCGGTCGGCGTGCAATGGTTCCACTTGTTACACGCGTCGATATCGTCGCAGCCGTGCTTATATTTCACGCGCATAAGTTCGCGCGAGACGGCCAGCGTCCCGGCGTCGAAGTCGATCTGGTCCCAGCCCAGCCCCAGCGTTTCGCCCTGACGTAGACCCAGTGTTAGGCCGATCATCCAGCGGACACCGTTCCGTTTCCCGTCGGCCGCTGCAATCAGCGCGCGCGCGTCGTCCGGAGACAGGATTTCGGGTTTGAATTTCGCGGCCCTGGGCGTCTTAATCCGACTAACCGGGTTCGTTCCCAGCCGGCCGCGCTGGACGGCGACGTTTAGCGCGCTGGACAGGATCCGATGGACCTGCAGGACCGTTGTTTCCGACAGGGGTTTCGGTTTCCGCGTCCGCATGGCCGTATAGATCGACTCGATTAGTTCCGGCGTGAGTTTGTCCAGCTTGGTTTTAGCGGCCCGGGTCCCGCGGACGTGAAGTCGAATTTTCGATTCGGTGTTCGCGAGCGTATGCGGTTTACCGTCCACGGACAGGATGTTTTCGAACCAGTAATCCAGCCACTGTTCCAGCGTCGGAACTTTACCCATGACCAGGACGCCGTTATCGGCGTCGTTCTGCATGTCCCTTAGTTTGCGGTTCGCTTCCTGTTCGGTTTTGCCGTAGACGGGTTTTTTCTTTCCATCGACGACGATTTCGGCGCGCCACCGCCCATCTTTCATCAAGTAGGCGCGCGTCCCCTCACCCTTAGCGCGGCGGCGCGCTGGTTCGCTCTTAGGCGTCGTCGCCATGACCGTTTTCCTCCCAGTTGTTCAGCCCCTCGTCCACGCTGCGCGCGGCGTTCTGCAGGATCCTTAGATCCGTCACGCCCAGAATCGGCGCGATCGTCTCTAAGTCGTTCAGTGTGAACGACACAAGGTCCCTTAGACGCTTGGACAAGTAGTTCTGGCTTAGTGACGTTTTCGCGGCTAAGTCGCGTTGCGTCAAGTTCTGTCGGCCCATCATGGCCCTTATTTCTGCTGACACGGCCCGGGCGAGTGGTCCGGCGGCGTCCTGTTTTCCTGCTGGCATACGAACAGCATACCCATCTTGCCCGGAATCTTGCCTGTTCTGACACGCACAAAATGAAAAAGTTTTTCATTCGTTGACCGAATTACCTATATGGGTTTAGGTAGATGCATAGATGTGAAACAGTTCACCTATACGCCAACCGCCCCCGGAACCCCCAAAACGGAGACGAAATGGATATACCTAGCCTTGCCCTGTGGATCGGCGGAATCGTCCTGGCCCTGGCCATGATCTGGGCGATCGTCGCGATCCTGATCCTGAAACTTTTTACCGCCAGCTGGCGGGACATCTTTACCGCGTTCGAAGCCGACGACGAACCCCGGTTCCCGCGCCGGCCGCGGACCCGCCGCCGGCGTCCCAGCGACGACAATAACGACGACGATCATTTCGACCACGGCTGGACCAGCAAATGAGCGAACTAAGCCTACGCATCGCCGGCGAAATCGAAGTCCTGATGCTGCAGCGCGGACGCCGCAAACGGTCCGAACTCGGTAAGGTCCTGGACCTGTCCGCGCCGTCCATTAGCCGCCGCCTGAACGGGGAAATCAGTTTCACGGTAGACGAACTGGAAACCGTCGCCGCCTGGCTGGACGTCCCGGTTTCCCACCTGTTGAACGCCGGGAAACCGGCCCTGGCCCGGGAGGGATAAGGATGGATCCGACCAAAGTCCCGCATGACGGGTTCCGCGTATCCGTCCCGGCCGGCAAACCGACGCCGCCGCAACGCGTCCTATTGTCCCTGGACGGCAAAACCCCGTATCGCTGCGGCGTATGCATGTCTATGGAATGGGACATCACCCTGGACGGCGAGACAGTCACATTCACCTGCAACCACGGCCGGGAGAACCGCCATGACTGAAATCCATCTGCTGAACGTATCCCAGGCGGCGGAACGCCTGGGTCTGAAAGTCGGCTACGTCTACAAAATAATTCACGCCGGCGATCTGCCCGTCGTGAACGTAGGCAACGGCCGCAAAATGTGGAAGATCCGGTCCGACCACCTGGACCAGTTCATCGAAAGCCGGACCAGTTCCGCATGCTCTGACTGAACCCATATAAGTTAGGAATGCTCAAAATGACCGCCGAAAACGAAATGTCCGAAACCGAACGCCTGGCCGCTGACTACGCGCGCCACGCCGCCGCCGCCGAACCCCACGTAAAAGCGATGGAGCAGATCAAAGAACGGCTGCGGACGATCTACGCGAACCAGTACGGCAACCATCCCGCCGGGAACCTGCAGGTAAAGATCAGCCCGAACCCCCGGTTCGACCCGGACGCGTTCATCGCCGCCTACCCGGTCGAACAGTTCCCGCTGTTCTACAAACCGGCCGTCGCGCGGGACGTAATCGACCAGAAATTCCCGCCGGAAGTCCTGGCCGGTTTCATGAAACACGGCAAACCGAAGGTTGAAATCAAGTGATCGGGAAGATCCTGGACCGACCAGGGTCCCGGCTACAGCCGCTGGCGACGGCCGTCGCCGAAACATATATGGACGTCGTTACGGACGGCATCCAGGCCCATCCCCGTTCCCATCAAAAACTGATCGGTCCGTCCGAAATCGGGACCCCCTGTCTACGTGCCCTGTTGCACAAGCTGAACCAGGACCCGGAACCGGGATCCGGTCCGCCGGCCTGGAAACCGGCCGTCGGAACCGCGCTGCATAACCAAATGGAAGCCTGGTTCGCGTCCTGCCGCGACTCGGATCAATTCCTGGTCGAACAGCGCGTGAACGTCGGGACGATCGGGGACAAGACGATCAGCGGTTCGACGGACCTATTCATGAAGCCGGCCGGCGCCGTGATCGATCACAAGTTCATCGGGAAAACCCGGCTACGCGACTACCGCGCCGCCGGCCCGGGGGACCAGTACCGGAAGCAAACCCACATTTACGGCCGCGGCTGGGAACTGGCCGGCTGGCCGGTCCATCTGGTCATGATCGCGTTCGTCCCCAGGGACGGCGAACTGGCCGACGCCTGGTTCTGGTGGGAGGAATACGACCGCCGGATCGCGTTCGGCGCCATGGCGCGCGCGAACCGCTGCTGGCGGCGGATCCAGGAAATCGGGATCGACGCCGCCCTGGCCGAAGTCCCGCCGTGCCAGGACACGGACAAGGACGCGCCGGCCTATAACCACAACGCCGCCTGGTGTCGCTGGTGCCAGCCGGAAAACACGGCGCGGACCGTGGAAGCGATCCGCGCGTCGAACCCATTCCAATTTTTCCCCGAAAGGAAAGCGATCCCCGCATGAACGACAAGCCGGATTTTATGACCGATATGAGGACCTACGCGATCGCGTTGCACGAACTCTATAGGTCCTACATAGACGCCGGGTTCACCAAAGCCCAGGCGTTCGAACTGACCCAAACCGTTCTGGCCGAATCCATCGCCGTCCAGAACAACACCCCCACCGATTAGGAGAACCGCGAAATGAACGACGCATTTTCAACCGCCCTGGCGAACGCCTACAACGGGGAGAAGACCCGCGGCGCGTTCAACAAGTACAGCCCTCCCGGGACCCGGGTCGGCGGGACGATCGTTTCCCGCGATCTGTTCCAAGCGACAGACCCGAAGACCAGGCAGAAGAAAACCTGGGACGACGGGAACCCGATCATGAAAGCCGTGATCGTCGTCCAGACCGACGCCCGGGAAGACGCCGACGACGACGGCCAGCGCGGAATTTACGTCAACTGGTACGGCGACGATCTGCGGAACCTGAAAGCGTCGATCGAGCAGACCGGCGATTCGGATCTGAGGATCGGCGGCTGGTTCGGCGCCCATTTCGTCCGGGAGGAACCGCCGGCCGCGCCGGGACTGAACGGCCGGAAGGTCTACGAATACCGTTACCAGCCGCCGGCATTCATCGACCAGGGACAGTCCCAGCCGCAGCCGGCCGGCAATTCGGCAGGACCCCATTTCCAGGCCCAGCCGCAGCCCCAGCCCCAGGTCCAGACCGGCCCGTCGCCGGCCGGTCCGCAGATCCAGCCCCAGATCCAGCCGCAGCCGGTAATGAACGTCTACGGCCAGGGAAGCGGCGGCAACCCGGATAACAGCTGGGGACCCGCCCAGCCGCAGCAATCCCAGCCGCCGGCCCAGCCGCAGCCGCAGTTCCAGCCCCAGCCGGATCCCCAGCTGCAGTTCCAGCCGCAGCCGCAGCCGGCCGGCGCCCCAGCCTGGGCGCTGCAGAACCAGCGCGCCGCAGCCGCCCAGCCCCAGGCGGCGCCCCAGGGATCCGACGACGATTCCGGGATCCGCGCGCTGATCGGCGAAGGATACCTGGACGAAGACATCGCCGCCGCCACCGGCGCCCCGATCGCCCAGATCCAGCACGTCCGCGCCCAGTTCCAGTAACCCAACAGACCGCCGGCCGGCGTGACCGACTGCCCCCGGTCCGCCGGCCGGCCCCATCCCCACCTGGAAGGAAACGAACAATGGCCGCGAAATCGAACAGCACCGACGAACACGATTCGAAACAGGTCCTGGCGAACCTGCAGCGCAAAATCCGACAGGCCGAAACCCTGTATTCATCCATGGTCGAAGCGGTCCAGACCGCCGAAAAACACGCGATGGGAATCGAACTGTCCGTCCACGAAGACGGAACGGTGAAAGCGGTCCCTGTCGCTGAAATCCCCGCCGGGGAATGCTACGTCGTTCGGCGCTGACCATGAACCGCGAAACCCGCCTACTGGTTATGACCTGGCTACTGGCCCAAACGATCGGCCTACTGTTCCTGGCCGCGTACCTGGGAGACAAAACCGGACAGACCGGACTAGCGATCGTCGCCGGCGCCGTCGCCGTAATGACGTACCTGGCCTATCTGCGCGAACGGGACAACTACAAATGACCCCGGCCGGCAAACCCGAAATCTGCAGGATCTGCGGCGCTAAACATCCTGGCGGCGAAATCGTCCCGCACTGTCCGCATTACATATGCGACTGGTTCAAATGCCCATGCGGCCGGACTTGCGACATTCACCTGAACTACTGGCCGGATTCCCCATCCGACACCCTGCCCCCAAAGGATCCGAAATGAACGACGAACCGACAGAAATCCGCATCGCGGCGGCGCGTATGCACGTTCTGGAAGCGGCGCTGCAGTCCGTCGCCGACTCATCCCGGCCGGACCATGGCCCCCTGGCCCACCTGGATACGCCCATCCCATGCCAGGCCGGCCCCGGCGGCGGGACCCTGATCGACGAACCCGACCCCTGTCCGGACCCGGCCGACTGGTCCCTGGAAATCCATAACTGTTCCAAGCCCGGACACGACATTTTCTGGGGATGCTCGCATCACGCCGCGATCGCCGTTTTCGCGTTCGACGGCGCGATCCACGCGAACGACGGCTATCTGCCATGCGGCCATTTCATGGCGTCCGTATGGCATGCCCTGGCCTTGGAACGGCTCTAGGGAAAGGAACCGGCCATGCCCTACGTGTCAAAAGCCCCGAAACCATGCAGCGTTCTGGACTGCCACGACGGCGCGATCTGCCGCGGCCTATGCCAGTTCCACTATCGCCGGCTGCAGCAATACGGCGACCCCTACGCCGAACCGACCGAACGCAGCCGGCCACTACCCGGCCCCGTCCCTGATCACCTGGCCGCGTTCCTGGAAGCGCGCCGCCGCCGCGTCGCGCTGCGGAACAGCCCACACCTGGCCCGGATCATGCGGAAGGCATCATGAATAACCCACTACTGGAAACAGCCCTGGAATTCCTGGCGAACGGGATCGCGCCCGTCCCTGTCGCCGCCGACGGAACGAAACGGCCGGCGCTCAAAGGCTGGAAACAGTACATGGCCCAGCCGCCGACCGTGCATGACGTCCACGAATGGTTCGGCGAAATCCGCGGCGCCGGCCTGGGGATCGGCATCATTACCGGCGCCGTTTCCGGGAACCTGGAAATGGCCGAAATCGAGGGACGCGCCGGCGGCGTCCAAGCCGTCCTGGACCTGTCCGTCCTGGCCAACAGTTCCGGCCTGGGCGAAGTCTGGGAAGCGGTCTGTAACGGCTGGGTCGAACGATCCCCGTCCGGCGGCATTCACTGGTTCTACCGGCTGACCGACGGCCCCGTCCCAGGGAACCAGAAGATCGCGAAACTGGACCCGAAAACCGTCCTGGCCGAAACCCGCGGCGAAGGCGGGTTCGTCGTCACGGCGCCGTCGGCCGGCTACGTCCACGAAACCGGCCAGTCCTGGGACCGGCTGGCCGGCGGACCGGAGACAGTCCCGGCGCTGACCATGGAAGAACGCGACGCGTTCCTGTCCATCCTGGCGACCCTGGCCCCGCCGCAGCCGGAACCCGCCGGCCCGGACCCGGACGCGTTCATCAACCAGCCGGCCCACGAACGGCCCCGCAACGCCGACGGCGGGATCTCACCGCTGGACGATTTCGAAGCCCGGACCGACTGGAAAGACATCCTGGTCGGCTGGACGCTGGTATTCACGCACGGCCGGACCCGCTACTGGCGCCGCCCCGGGAAACGCCTGGGAATCAGCGCGACGACGGGAAACGCCCAGGACCGCGATCGCCTGTTCGTTTTTACGACATCGACCGAATTCCAAGCCGAAACCCCGTACACCAAAGGCGGCGCCTATGCCGTCATGCACCACGGCGGGGACCACAAAGCCGCCGCCGCCCAGCTGAAAAAAGACGGGTTCGGTAAACAGGCGCCGCCCAAACAGAAAGACGTCCAGCCGGCCCCGCAGCCGGCCCCAGCTGCGCCGACCGACGGGTCCCTGGCCCTGGCGACCGTTCACCCTATCGCCGAACGCCGCAAACCGGAACAGACCCTGGAACAGTCCGACGACGGTAACGCCCTGGCCCTGATCGAGACGCACGGCGCCAATATCCGATACAGCCCCGAACGGGACAAATGGCTGCACTGGACCGGCAACGTCTGGACCTGGCAACCCAAAGGCGGCGGCATGGTCCGCGAACTGGCGAAACAGATCGCCCGGAACCTGGCCGACCGCGATCAAAACGACGTCAAGCACAAAAAATATTCGCTCTCAGCGGTCGGCATATCGAACATGCTCACCCAGGCCCGGACGGATACGCGCGTCACGGTCCGGATGGACGACCTGGATTCCCACCCCTGGGAACTGAACACCCCCGGCGGGATCATCAACCTGCAGACCGGGGAACTCATGCCGCCGGACCCGTCCCGGCTGCATACCCGGCTGACCAGCTGCACCCCGGATTTTTCCGCCGACCGGACAGTCTGGGAAGCGTTCCTGGCCGACGCGTTCCCCGGGAACGGCGAACTGATCGCCTACATGCAAAGACTGATCGGGTATTCGTCCGTCGGGAAAGTCGAAGCCCATATCCTGCCGTTCTGTTTCGGCGACGGCGGCAACGGTAAAGGCGCCACCCTGGAAGCGATCGCCGGCATCCTGGGAGACTACGCGACCAGCGCGCCGAACGGGTTCCTTATGGCGAAGAAATTCGACCAGCATTCGACCGAAATCGCGGACCTGGCCGGCGCCCGTTTCGTGATCTGTTCCGAAGTGAACAAGGACGACAAGTTCGACGAAGCGAAAGTGAAAATGCTAACCGGCGGCGACACGCTCAAAGCCCGGTTTATGGCGAAGGACTTTTTCACGTTCCGCCCCACGCATCACCTATGGCTGATGGGAAACCACCGCCCCGAAGTCGAAGCCGGCGGCGACGCGTTTTGGCGGCGGCTAAGGCTGATCCCGTTCGTCCACAAAGTCCCGGACGATCGGATCATCCCGGATCTGCAACAGATCCTGATCCGCGAACACGGCCCCGCGATTCTGGCCTGGATCGCCGAAGGCGCCGCAGCCTACGCGCGGGACGGCCTGATGGAACCGGACCAGGTAAAGGCGGCGACAGCTGCCTACGCGGCGGAAATGGATTCGGTCGGACGGTTCCTGGAAGACGAATGCTGGACGGGTCCCGCCGCCGCCCAGATGTCCGTCCGCGTTTCCCAGCTGCGCGCCGCCTACGAATCCTGGTGTCAAGAGAACGGCGACGTCCCCATGACCGGACGCGCGTTCGCCGCCCAGCTGCAAGCCCATGGGATCGAGACAGGCCGGGACGCGCCGCGGACGAAGGGTTTCCGCATGTATGGCGGCGTCGGTCTGAAAGCTAAGGACGACGACGCCGGGAGGGCTGAAAGGTGACGCAACCCGGCCCGGGTGACGCACAAATGACAGGCCCAAACCGGGTCCTGTCACCCCCGCGACACCACCTAAGCGAGACGAACCCAAACCCCCATAAAAGCCCGTCAACACTAGTTCCCCGTTATCCACAACTACCGATGACACATGACACAAAAAACGAAGAATCCATGACCTATAACGCGCACGCGCGCATAGGAACAGGAGCTAGTAAAAGCGTCATTCGCGTCACCGCCCAAGATCCGCTGTTCGACCTACCAACAAATCCGGCACTGAAACCCGCCGCCGGCGGACCCATGCCGGCCTGGCTGGTTCGTCTCTTGGAAACGACGACCGGCGGTTTCCGCGCCAGCCGCTGGGACCGTTGCCGCAGCTGCGGCCAGCTGATCATTCGCGGCCTGGACGGCGACGTCGCCGCGTTCGAAGCGACCGCCGACCCGACCCCCATCACGGAAGGACAGGAAACGCTATGCGCGAGGATCGGCCGCTGGACCTACGCCCTAACCATGAACAGCCGCCGAATCGAACTGGACCGCCGCGACAAATGGTCCATCGGCCGGCCCAGCCCGGACCGCCCCATCATCCCAGCCCACAACTGCCGCGGCCGGTTCCCCGGATTCCTGCAGCCGCCGGCCGGACCTACCCCAGGAGCAAAAAATGACGGACAGCCCCCGTTCTGAACCCAAACCCGGCGACCCTAACCCGGACCGCCGGCCGGCGCTCTGCCGGGTCTGCGGCGTGATCCTGCATGAAATCTGCCGCGACGCCGGCATTCACCCCACCTGTAAGGAACCCCGATGGATGAAACAACGGCGGCTGCAGCGAGGGAACGCCGAATGAGCGTCTATTACACCGCCCCGGAAGGTACACCGCCGCCCACGATCGATGACGACGGGAACATCTGGTTCGGGGACCGGATCGTCGCCCGGGTTCGCCCAGGCGCCGAAATCACGATGCTGCGCGATAACAACACCCCGGCCCAACAGGAAATGATCGACCGCCTGAACCGCCGCCTGAAAAACCCCGACGGAAGGAACCCCCAGTGAAAGTCCTAGTCGCCTGTGAATTTTCCGGCGTCGTCCGCGACGCGTTCCTAGCCCGGGGACACGACGCCTGGTCCTGTGACCTGCTGCCGACCGAAACCCCCGGCCCCCATTACCAGGGCGACGTCCGCGACATCCTGGACGACGGCTGGGACCTGATGATCGGACACCCCCCATGCACGTTCCTGGCGAACAGCGGCGTTCAATGGCTCTGGGAAGAATGGACCGACGCGGAAAAAGCCGCCGGCGCCGTCGGATCCCGGTCCCGCCGGCCCAACGTCGAACGCTGGGGAAACATGTTCGAAGGCGCCGCATTTTTCAACCTGCTATGGGACGCCGACATCCCCCGAATCGCCCTGGAAAACCCGATCATGCACAGCTACGCCGTGAAAGCGACCCGCGGACGCGCGACCCAGTACGTCCAGCCCTGGCAATTCGGGACCCCCGAAAGCAAAAGGACCGGCCTACGCCTAAAGAATCTGCCGCCCCTGGTCGAACACGACGACGCCGCGGAAGTCCTGGCCTACGGTCTGACACTGCCGAAATCAGTGTTCCAACGCTGCGCCAATCTGCCGCCGTCGCCTACCCGCTGGATGGAACGGTCCCGCACGTTTCCCGGCATCGCCGCAGCCATGGCCGAACAGTGGGGATCCCTCCAGCCGATCGAACCCGTTTCCGCATGCCCTGCCCGAACCCATATAAGTTAGGAACCCGCAAAATGAACACGTCGAAATATGATTCACGCCTACGCCGGCCGATCAGCCGCGGCCATATCGCCGGGATCTGCCAGTCCCTGGGATTCGATTACAACCAGGTTAGCCGGGTCGAAATCACCCCGGAGTCGATCATGATCGATCACGTCTGTATGGATTTCGGTAGCGGCAAAGCCGGCCAGATCGTCACGACGGAACTACCGATCGAGCGGGTCCAGAAATGACGATCGAATTCTATGTGAACGGGATCCCCGCGCCCCAGGGATCGAAAACCGCCTACATCAACAAGCACACCGGCCGGGCGAACGTCGTCGATCAGAACGGCGCCACACTCAAACCCTGGCGGGAAGACGTCCGCGCCGCAGCCCTGAAACACGGCGGGAGGATCGCCCCGGGCGAAGCTCTGACCGCCCAGATCATGTTCTACCTACCCAGGCCGAAATCCCATTTCAGAACCGGCCGAAACGCCGGCCTGTTACGGGACGCGGCGCCCGACGTCCCGCGGACGAAACCGGATCTGGACAAACTGGTCCGCGCCGTCCTGGACGCCCTCACAAGCGCCGGAACCTACGCCGACGACGCGAACGTCGTCCTGGTGTCGGCCGGCAAGTTCTACGCCGACGCCAGGCCACCCGGCGCCGAAGTCCGGCTGGAAGCCTGGGGAGACATCCCCGCCGACGACGGGAACCCGGCATGATCAACACCGCCACGGACAATCTGGAATGGATCCGGGACCGCTGGGAACAGCTGATGGAAACCCGGCTACCCGGCACCCCGCGGCCATGGAAACAGCCGGAACTATCCAGGGAACAACGGGAAGAAATGGACCGCCAGGCGAGGATCGAGAAAATCGAACACGGCGCGTTCGTTCTGGGCGAGTCGGAAGCGCCGCTGAACCTGGACGTCCTGGACAAGGCCGGCCGGATCACGACGACGATCCAGTCCCTGGCCTACCGCATGGCCGGCGAACTGCAGCACGACGCTATGGCCGTCCTGGCCGCGCGCGCCCACTACGCCGGCCCCCAGGCCCTGGTCGGCTACCTGATCGCACACGTCCAGGAGACAAGCGAGGAAACCCAGGAACGGGTCCGGCGGACGACGCAGCGGATCCGGGCGATCATGGCGAACCATTTCGCCGAAGTGTTCGACGGCCAGCGGCTGAAAACCGACTGCCCCTGGTGCCACAAACCGAAAATGTTTATCCGCATGATCGGCCCCGAACACGACAGGATCCCGATCATCGCTTGCGAATCCGGAGTCTGTGACCCGCCGTCCGCGGACTGCGGTCCGAAGCGCATCCGCGGGAACCCGTTCTGGCCGTTCCACGAATGGGACTGGCTAGGCGACAGGATGGACCACGCGAACGCGAAAACCGCCTAGCGCCGGATCGACGACAGGGAACGCCGGACCGCATCCCAGCGGCGCCGGCGTTCCCTGGATTCGTCGATATAGTGCATGACCCGCAGCCGCAGGAACGCGTCCTGCAGTTCCGACGGGATCGGCGTCCTGGCCCGGATCCGCGCGTTCCGCCAGGCCCCGAGATACCGAAGCCACATAACCCCGTTTAGCCCCGCGACCAGTAAGCACATGACGACGGCGAAGATATGCCAGCCGTTCCCACGTTCCGACATCCCCAGTAAGAGGTTCACGCCAGCCAGGTAAAAATTCAACGCAGCGGACGCGCCTGTCATGATCTGGAACCAGAATGCGCGGCGCGGTTCGAAGTGTGGACGGCGGTCCGCCCAGGCGTCCCATTCGCGATCTGTCAGTTCGAATTTCACTGGTCCTTAGTTCCTGCCTTAGTTTCGGCGTCCCGGACGTAAGCGACGATCGAGTCGTGACCGGCCCTGGCCGAATCTTCATTCGCCCACGTAACGCGGCGCCCGTCGTGAACGCCGCCAAAGACCATTGTTTCGTATGGATGGGGGATCGCACTAAGACCGGAGTCCGTCCCCAGCCAAACCGTAGAAACCAGAACGCCGTCCGCGATGTCCGTCCTGGCGACGATCCGCGACAGGTCCGGATCCCAGAACAGCTTCTGCCATTGTTCGAACGTGATCGGCCGGCCGTCCCGATCCCAGAACATATCGAAATTTTCTTTCACATAATGAGACGTATCACATGAGGATGAAAAATTGAATAACCGGCCGTTCACATGGGACGTTACCCGAAAGAAATACGCATATGGATTACTGGTCTGCTATGTTCCATCGTGAACGCTTCACAGTCTCAGCTAAGAACGTTCATCCCCAACCCCAAGAGAAGGCCCCCACAATGGACATCGAGATCGAAGAAATCGGCCCCAAACTGGCCGAAAAATATCTGGAATCGAACCCGCTAAACCGCAGCGTCTCGACGCGCGTCGTCAACAGCTACGCCGCCGATATGAAGGCCGGCAACTGGAAGCTAACAGGCGACCCGATCCGGTTCGACCACAACGGGAATCTGCTGGACGGCCAGCACCGTTTACACGCGATCATCGCCGCCGATGTCCCGGTCCAATCCGTAGTGATCCGCAACCTGGACCCAGCCGACCGCGCCGTCGTCGATTCCGGCCGCAAACGCACCGGCGCGAACGTGCTGGAAATGGCCGGGATCAAAGGGAACAGCATGGTCCTGTCCGCGACCGCCGCGATCGGCTGTTTCGACGATAAAGGCAAGCTGGTATCGAGCGTTAGCCGCATCGAACAGCCCACACATTCCGAACTGCTCAAATGGGCACAGGAAAATTTCGACGACATTTCTACCCCGTTCCGGCCGGCTATGCGGATCTACCAACAGCACCGCGGAAGCTGCGCCGGCTACGTTTACGGCGCCTATAAAATCTACGAAGCCGACCCCCATCGCGCCTACAACTTTTTGCAGGACGTCGCCGAAATGGCCACCGGCGGACGCGGCGACCCCAAAGCCGCCCTGCTGCGCCGGCTGCAGGTCCTAGGCTCAACTCAGCGCGTCCGCGCGAAAGCCGCCCGAACGATCTATGCGTTCTACACTGCCTGGAACGCGTACCAGCTAGGCCAGGACCTATACGTCATATCCGACCCGGACAAAGGCGTCACCATGCCGACCCCGATCAAGTCCGCCGACCGGAAGAAAATCGCCGCCGAAGAAGAAGCGCGGAAAGCCCAAGAGGAACTGGAACTGGAACTGGAACTGGAACAGGCCGGCAAATGAACCAAGCGAAACTGATCATCGAAGTAACAGCCGGCCTACTGGCCGGACGGCCCGACCCCGAACATACCCGGCAATACGCGCTCACGTCCGAACGCTGGCACGAAGCCGGCGAAAACGGCGGACAAGCTGCAGCCCTGGCAGAACTGAACGGACAGGCCACCGGATACGCGGCCCTGTTGATGATGCAGCCCGATTCCCTGAACTGGGTCAACGTCTCCTGGATCTGGCTATGACAACAGGCCGAAGGGCGAAACGGGAAACAAACCCGATCCTGGCCAGCATTCGACGACTGTTCCGAATCCGCCCCGACGGAATGACGGAAGAATTCGGAATGGACCCGGCCGCAAAACGCCGAATTATCAAGTCAGTTGAACCGCCCCCTGTGGATAACTACCATGGGAAATACGTTCAACGACCCCAAAAAAGCCGGCGAACGGACAACTGAATAACGGATCTATGCATGGTGATGATGTATCCGGACCCGTCCCTAGTGCAAATACCCCCCGGTATGGGACGGGTCCACCCATGCAACAGACCCCCAGGGGATCCAAGGAATCAGCCCCTTACCCGGACCCCCTGGGACATACCCCCCCCGATAGGGACCCGACC